TGCGTTAGTTGTTGGGGTTGGTTTATTAGTTGCTAATTTTGATTCGATAGTAGGAGTAGTAAAAAAAGTTGTTGGTTGGTTCGGTGGTTTAAGCGGAACTGTTAAAAACATACTTTCTGTAATATTTCCTTTTATCGGTGCAATTCGTTTAATTGTCGCGGGGCTAGAAGCGTTAGGAATAATTGACAACGAACAAGAAAAAATTAAAAAAGAAAACCACGAAAAAGACATTAAACGCGCTGAAGCTTCAATAAAGAAACAAGAAGAAATGCGTAAAGCCCGTGATAAGGCTTTTACAAACGAACAAAACAATTACGACCGTGCGATTAAGTTAGCGCAAGCCGAAGGGAAAAGCGTTTACGAATTACAAAGAGCAAAATTACTTAGTTCGTTAAAACAACAAGAAGCGAAAAAACGGGAAATAGCGCAGGAATTACAATACATGCGTTTACTTGCGGAACAAACTAAATTTATAGACGAAATTTCAGGGGGTGCGTTAACTGCACGTGTAGACGAATTAGACAAATTATTAGCTGAAAGCGAAAACGAAATAGAAAATCAAAAAAATGATTTAAAGATTCTCGATATCGAAAAGAATAAACCCGCAACGGGAACGGGTGGTACTTCAGGCGGTGGCGGTGGTGGTGGTACTAAAAACGAAAGTATAGACATAACGCGACGAATAGAAGACGAACGATTACGCGTAATGGATGAAAGCCGCGCAAAAGAATTAGCCGCGTTAGACTTACAATATAAACGTAAAAAAGAAGATGCCGAAAAGGAACTAAAAGACGACAAAGATAAATTATCAAAATTAGCTGCATTAAATGCGCAAGCCGTTGAAAGTAAAAAAGTAGACGAACAAAAGATTAACGACAAATACGATAAAATAGACAAAGACGCAGCAACCAAAGCCGCTGAAGATAAAATTAAACTTCAGGACGAACAATGGTTAGCGTTACAAAAACTAAAAAATTCTCAACAAGAACAAGAACTTTTAGATTTACAATTAGCTTACGATAAAGAATATGAATTAGCAGGTACGAATGCGGAATTACAAAAGGCTTTAACGGATAAATTTAACAAAGATTCCGCAGCTATAAATAAAAAATACCGTACCGAAGAGGAAATAGCAAAAGCCGAAGCGGATAAAAAAGAAGTAGAAAGAATAAAGGCGTTAAACGATTTACGTTTTAAAGCGGCTAAGGACACGTTACAAGTTATTTCTAACGTTACTGAATTATTCGCGGGTAAAAGCAAAGCACAACAAAAGAAAGCGTTTCAAATACAAAAGGCGGTGAATATTGCAGGTGCTACAATGGATACATACAAAGCCGCTGCGAGTGCGTTAAAAGATAGTCCCGCCCCTTTCAACTTTATTGCAATGGCTGCGGTTATTACAGCGGGTTTATTAAACGTTAAAAAAATAGCGTCCCAAAAGTTTGAAGGTGGGGGTTCAAGTGGTGGAGGTGGTGGTGAAAGTGGAACGGGTGCAGGTACGACAATGACACCACAATTTAATGTAGTAGGAAATAACGGTATAAACCAGTTAGCGCAATTACAACAACAACCCGTGCAGGCTTACGTAGTTAGTGGGGAAGTAACAAGCGCGCAAGCGTTAGACAGAAATAGGGTACAAAACGCAACACTTTAAGTTAAATAATTATGGCAAAGATGGAAATTATCGAACTATTAATAGACGAAACAAAATTAGAAACTGGAATAAACGCCGTTTCAGTTGTTGAAAGTCCCGCGATTGAAGAAAACTTTATAGCACTAAATAAACACGAAATAGAATTAAAAGAGGTCGACACTGAAAAACGTATCTTAATGGGCGCAGCGTTAGTTCCTAATAAACAAATTTACCGACGTGTTAAAGACAAAGAATTCTACATTTTTTTTAGCGAAGACACGATCCGAAAAGCAAGCGAATTATTTTTGATGCGATCAAACCAAAACAACGCTACGTTAGAACACGAAAAGAAAATGTTAGAGGGTATGTCCGTAGTTGAAAGTTGGATAATTGAAGACGAAAAAACGGATAAAAGCCGATTATATAATTTCAATTTACCAAAGGGAACTTGGATGATTTCGATGAAAGTAAACAACGACGAAATTTGGAATAAGGTAAAAGCGGGTGATGTTAAAGGATTCTCCATTGAAGGTTACTTTATAGACAAATACGAAATGAGTTTACAAACTGAAGACGAAATAATAATAGAAAAATTAATAGACTTAATAAATAACCATGAACGAAACAAGTAAATCAAGCCCGCGTGGTGGAAAACGTGGATGCCTTTGTAAAAACGGAAGGTATAGTAAAAAATGTTGTAACGGTGATTTACACGAACAAGGCGTAGGAGCGTTAGTAAGTCAAGGAATAAGCAACGTTGTAAACACGAACCAAACGCAAGTTATAGTAAGTACAAACGGATAAAAAAGGAACAAAATAAATAATCAAAAGTTAATAAGATATGAATACATTAAAATCCGTTTTTAATAGAATTGCAAAAGAGGAAACCAACCTTTCTACGCATGAAGTAGAATTAGGTTTAATCGACGATTTGAATAAATTCATTAACACAAATTCTAATTATAAATCAAAAGCAATAACTATAAACGAAAATGTTAGCAGTTTATTTAAAATACTTAATGGTATAATTGATGAATTCGATAATATGAAAATTCAATTAAGCAATATAGACGGAGCGACTGCAAACCTTGGTGGGAGTAACCAAGACATAAGTAATGTTATTAGTAAAATTGAAGCTCAAACAAAAGAATTAGGAGTAGATGTTAAAAGCATTAAAAGTTATTCTACAGCTATCGAAATAATTAAAGAAAATAATACTTTGATTAAAGAATTACAACAATCTAAAAAAGTTGCTCAAAATATTTTATCTCAATTAAATTAAAACAAATAAAAATGAAAAATAGCTTAATAAACAAAATCAAAACTTTACTTGGAATAAAAGTAAATTTAGAGCAAATGAAACTTGCGGACGGTGTAACAATCTTAGAAGCGGATTCATTCGAAACGGGAATGGAAATTGTTATTCTAACGGAAGACGAACAAAGAATACCGTTACCAATTGGAGAATACGAATTAGAAGACGGTCGTATTTTAGTAGTAGTAGAAGAAGGAATGATTTCTGAAATTAAAGAAGCTCCAGTGGCTGAAGAAGTTATGCCTGAAGATGAGGTTGCTCCTGAAGTTCCTGTAGCTGCTGCTGAAGAAGTATCTGCTCCAAAGAAAACAGTTGAGTCTATCGTTAAAGAAACATTCTTTGCCGAAGTTGAAGCTTTGAAAACTGAAAACGAAACTTTGAAAGCTGAATTAAGCAAATTGAATGAGGTTAAAGAAATTGAACTTACAACCGAAGATGAAAGTAAACCAATTACACACAACCCTGAAAACGTAAACGAAACGCCATTATTTAAATACGGACAAAACCGCCCTAAATCTTTAATGGATTCTATAATTGAAAAAATAAATAAATAATAATTTTTAAAAACAAAAAACGATGGCAACAACAACATCAATTACAACTACTTACGCTGGCCAGTTCGCAGGTAAGTACATCGCAGCCGCTTTATTAAGCGCACCAACAATCGAACAAGGTGGAGTGGAAGTTCTACCTAACGTAAAATTTAAACAAGTAATTCAAAAAGTCGGAACAGACGCAATTTTGAAAGATGCGACTTGTGATTTTACCGCTACTTCTACAGTTACGTTAACTGAAAGAGTATTGACAGTTAAAGACATACAAGTAAATTTACAATTGTGTAAAAAAGATTTTCATTCTACATGGCAAGCGTCTGAAATGGGTTACACTGCATTCGACGTTTTACCTAAATCATTTGCGGATTTCTTAATCGCACACGTAGCCGCTAAAGTTGCTGCAAAAAACGAAACTAACTTTTGGGTTGGTGCTGCTGCAAATAGTGGAGAATATAACGGTATTGCTACTTTAGTTGCTTTGGATGCTGCTTTACCACCGGCGCAAGAAGTAACGGGAACGACGGTTACAGCTGGAAATTGCATTACCGAGCTTGGAAAAATTTTAGACGCCGTGCCGTCTTCATTGTATGGAAAAGAAGGATTAAAAATCTATGTTTCTCAAAACATCGCTAAGGCTTACGTTAGAGCGTTGGGCGGATTTGGTGCTTCAGGATTAGGTGCTAACGGTACAAACAACCAAGGTACACAATGGTATACAAACGGGTCTTTGTCTTTTGACGGTGTTCCAATCTTTATGGCAAACGGACTTGCTGCAAACACTGCAATTGCTACACTAAAAGAAAATCTATATTTCGGAACTTCTTTACTTGAGGATTTCCAAGAAGTCCGAGTTTTGGACATGGCTGATTTGGACGGTTCTATGAATGTACGTGTAATCATGAGAATGGCTGCGGGAGCACAATACGGAATAGTTGAAGATATGGTAACATACGGGATTGTAAATTCAGCAAACTAATTTACTATAAAATAAATACGAAGGCGGTGATAAAACGCCGCCTTTTTTGTTAAACATTAAAAAAATATAATTATGAGCTGCGATATAGCAAACGGAAGACTGGAAACGTGCAAAGACGCAATTTCAGGACTTTTAAACATTTACTTTATTAATTACGGGGATTTAGAAATTGGAGATGTTACATATGTAGATAACGCTGGTAATTCAGACGTTATTGCAACGTGGTACCCATCCGCTGCAATGAACCTTTACAAATACGAATTGAAAGGAGCTAACGGATTCGAACAAACTATTCAAACGTCACGTGACAACGGCACTACATTTTTCGAACAAGTACTTACAGTACAATTGAAAAAACAAGATATAGCGACACATAAAAACGTTAAAATGTTAGCGTACGGACGTCCACGTATTGTTGTTGAAACAAGAGACCATCAATATTTCTTAGCTGGTTTGGAACAAGGGTGTGACGTTACTGCGGGTACTGTTTCAAGTGGTACTGCCATGGGTGATTTTAATGGTTATAATTTGACGCTTAGCGCCATGGAAAGAATACCAGCTAATTTCTTAGATTGTACAAATGAAACAGAACTTTCAAATATTTTTGACGGTTCGCCAATTATTACAACGTAATAGATTTTTACTTGCATAAACAAACCCTCACTTTATGGTGGGGGTTTTTTATTTGGCACAAATTCAAGTATTTTAAGTTATATAAATATGATTACACTAACAACAGATACAACGCCGCAAACATTCGTGTTTATTCCGCGTAATAATTTCGATAGTGTACAAATTACAGACGACCAAACAAACGTAACAGTAGAAATAACACCTTATACATTTACGCAAGGCGATTATTATTCTACGTTAGAAGCTGAATTTAATTTAGTTGAAAATCATTTTTACAATTTAGTAATTAAAGACGGTGCAAATGTTGTTTACCGAGATAGAATATTTTGTACAAACCAAAGTGTTGAAGCGTTTTCCGTAAATAACGGTCAGTATGTTTCAAACAGTACAACAAATGAATTTATAGTTTATGAATAACTTACACGTTTTAAATTTAAGCGCATATACAACGCCAACTATTCAGGAAGCAAAACGGGATAATTGGGTAGAATTTGGCGAAGACAATAATTACTACGCTTTTTTAATCGACAGATACACGAATTCAACAACGAATAACGCCATTATAAACAATATTAATAGATTAGTTTACGGGCGTGGATTAAGTGCAATAGACGCTTCGAGAAAGCCAAATGAGTACGCACAAATGATGTCTTTATTTAATAAAGATTGCGTTCGTAAAATGGTTTTAGATCGTAAAATGTTAGGTCAGTTTGCTATTCAAGTACATTATTCTAAAGACCATAAAAAAATTATTAAGGCTTACCATATGCCCGTTAATTTGTTACGTTCTGAAAAGTGTAATAAAGACGGAGAAATAGAAGGTTATTATTATTCTGATAATTGGTTAGACGTTCGAAAATACGAACCTAAAAGAATACCTGCATTTGGTTTTTCAAACGAGCAAATAGAAATATTATTTGTAAAGCCTTATTCGGTAGGAATGAAGTATTACGCTTACCCTGATTATCAAGGTGCATTACCGTATGCCGTATTAGAAGAAGAAGTTGCGGATTATTTAATTAACGAAGTTAAAAATGGTTTTTCGGGAACTAAGGTAGTAAACTTTAATAATGGTTTACCGAGCGAAGAACAACAACAAATTATTACAAGTAAAGTATTAAGCAAATTAACGGGTTCGCGTGGACAAAAAGTAATAGTTGCTTTTAATCAAAATGCGGAAAGTAAAACTACGGTAGACGATATTCCATTAAACGACGCACCGGATCATTACACGTATTTAAGCGAAGAATGTTTACGTAAAATAATGCTTGGACACAATGTTACTTCGCCTTTATTATTTGGTATTGCAAATGCAAGCGGATTTAGTTCAAATGCTGATGAATTAAAAAACTCAAGTATTTTATTTGATAACATGGTTATAAGACCGTTACAAGAAGAATTATTAGACGCTTTCAACACTATTTTAGGATACAACGGAATTAGTTTAAAGTTATTCTTTAAAACTTTACAACCTTTAGAATTCGTAGACTTGGAAAACACACAAAACCAAGAACAAGTTGCTGAAAAAACGGGAACGGAATTAAGCAAAATAAACACGGACTTAGAAGAAATATTAGCTGAAGTAGACGCTAATCAATTAGGCGAAGGTTGGGTTATGGTAGACGAAAGAGAAACTTTAGATACCGACGAAGAATTAGACTTACAATTAATTAAAGCCGAAACCGATTTAGAGCCTAAAACAACGCTTTTAAGCCGTTTAATTAACTTAGTGCAAACTGGTAACCCACAACCAAAATTAAAGAGCGCACAAGACAAAAAAGTAAGTGACTTAAAATATTTTAAAGTTCGTTACAAATACACTGGTAACAAAGTTCCTGAAAGAGATTTTTGTAAAGCAATGATGGCTAAAGAAGATAGGTTATTCAGAAAAGAAGATATTGACGCAATGAGTAAAAGATCCGTTAATCCTGGTTGGGGTGAATTTGGAGCGAATACATACGATATTTTTAAATATAAAGGTGGCGCGCAATGTCATCACAAATGGAGTAGGGTTACTTTTATGTTAGATTTAAACGCTATTGAAAAAGGATATGCAGAAATAGGAACGCGAGCAGCTGAAATAAAAGGTTACAAAGTTACAAATCCTTACGAAGTTTCGTTTTACCCAAACCAATTACCGTTAAAAGGATTTAGCCCAAACAACCCAAACACGGGTGGACGTATGTTAAAAGAAAAAGGAGAATAAAATGGCTGAAGCATTATTAGTAACACGAAACGATATTGTAAAATTTACTGCATTAAACGGTAATGTAGACACTGATAATTTTATACAGTGGGTTAAAGTCGCTCAGGATATTCATATACAAAACTTTTTAGGCACTCGATTATTTGAAAGAATAAAAGACGATATAATTAATTCACAGTCGGGTTTTGGTGAAGTAACAACCGCAACAATTGACAACGCGGGAACTGGATATACAACCGCTTTAAACGTGGCAACTACGGGAGGTTTGGGAACGGGTTTAACTTTTGATATTGTAGCCGTTGCGGGTGTAATAGTTAAAGCGACAATTAACAACGGTGGGAGTGGGTACAAAGCGCTTGATATAGTAGATTTAGTTGGCGGTAATTCAGACGCACAATTAATAGTTAATGCAATAGACGAAATTCCAATTAATTATAGAACGCTTTTAGTAACTTACGTTAAACCGATGATAATTCATTATGCAATGATGGAATATCTACCGTTTGCGGCTTATACGATTTCAAACAAAGGTGTATATAAACACAATAGCGAAAATTCTACAAACGTAGAAAAAAACGAAGTAGATTATTTAGTAGAAAAAGAAAAAATGATTGCGCAGCATTATACGGAAAGAATGATAGATTACATAAATTTTAATATTTCTTTATTTCCTGAATACAATACAAACGCAAACGCGGATATGTTTCCCGACACACAAAACAATTATACTGGATGGTTCATATAAAGAAGTACAAACCAAAAGACGAAAACGTAAAAAAGTTAAAGATTTATTTAACCAAATTAAGTAAGAAAGATGGCAAATAGTAACGGATGGGGCGATGGTGCGGGAAATAACGCGATAGGTTGGGGTCAAGGTGCAAACAACGCTATTAGTTGGGGTAAAAGCCATTCCTTAAGTTCAGCGGGTTTAACTGATATTGTAGGAGTTACAACTGATTCGGACGCGCAAGCATTCATAACAGCGGCGGCAATAACAGACGCTACCCAACAAGCTGCAATTAATACTTTGGTTTTAGATTTAAAAAGCAATGGTGTTTGGACTAAATTAAAAGCTTTATACCCAATGGTAGGCGGCACAAGTTCAACGCATAAATTTAATTTAAAAGATCCGCGCGATTTAGACGCCGCGTATAGATTAGTTTTTAACGGTGGTTGGACACATTCAAGTAACGGTGCTACTCCTAATGGGACAAATGCCTTTGCAGATACTAAATTAAACCCTACTACGGTACTTTCAAATAATATAAATTTAGGGTATTATTCAAGAACAAATCAAAACGCATTAGTTACAACAGGTGATATTGGGGTAACTTCAGGACCATCTGGACCAGATTATTTATTTTTATTTCCAAGATTAAACAATGTAAGTTGGTATAGTGTTTTAGAAGCTGCTTCTTATACAACAGTAGCGGACACAAATTCAGCGGCGTTTTATATAGCGTCAAGAAACGGAACTACTGTAAAAGGGTTTAAAAATGGTTCTAATGTAGTAACCAGAACTGGAGTAACAGCCCAAACAAAACCAAACGGTTTTATTTATTTAGGAGCAGTTAATTTTTCAGGATTATTTACGGCGGGTTGGTATAGTTCAAGACAATGTGCGTTAGCATTTATTGCAGATGGTTTAACAGATACCGAAGCCGTTAATTGTTCAACCGCAGTACAAGCATTTCAAACAACTTTAGGACGTAACGTATGAAACTAAGAGACATAACAACAAATAAAGAGAATTACGTAGGATTACTTACGGAATTACAGAAAGATGAATTAATAGGACAATTATATAATTTAGATTCGTATTTTAATCCTATTCAGGACGTTAATAATAATTGGATTATTTCTACTGAAGAAATAGAATTTTGTACAAATGAAATGTTTGTTTGGGTAAAAGATTTAGAAGTAATTATTTACGAACCAAAACCAACACCTTCTTTTTCATGATACCAATAGATAAATTTTTAGCTATAATTAAAAAACACGGTGCAATGGGTGTTTTAGCTTTGTGGTTAACATATACACACTTTGAAGTTCAAGACTTAAAAGCAAGGTTATTTGACTGTTTAGAACGTAAAGTAACTTTAATAGATACTCAAATAAACAACAAGAATAATATTTACGCTATATTACCTGAAAAATTTAAATATGTCAAACGTACAAAGTTACACGGATAAACAATTACTTGATAAAGTAATGAGTTTAGACACGTTCAAAACATTACCGCCTAACCTTTGGTTATTATTTATTCGTTCAAATGAAGACGGTAACAACGTTTTCGACGATAAATGCTATGTATTTAACTTTAATACGTTCCAATTTGTCACGAGTTGCACTACAAACAAAGGAAATAAAGGTACTGCGGTGATGGAAGCGGGCGCATGGTATTACGATTCGTATGCTTACGGCTTGCATAAGGGCAAAATGGAAGCGTTACGACAAGTAAAAGGTATTCCTTATAGAAGAGACTTTACAAACGATCTTAAAACGAACCCAACAACGGAGGTTAAAAGGGACTTAATTAATATGAATATTCACGGTTCGACTTATAATCGAGGATCACAACAGGTTGCAACTAAAATTGGTGGTTGGTCTGAAGGGTGTTTAGTTCTAAATAACAATCCGGATTACGAAAAATTGGTTAAAATCGCAAAATTGTATTCAAGTGTTTCAATATGTTTAATTAATGAATTTTAAAATGGCAAAGAAAGTAAAAGTTGATTTAGAAGCGGGACAAACAAAATTAAAAATTGTTAAAGAGGGCAAAGACTTAGACGTGAACGTAGACACTAAAAACATTGATGTAGAAGTACACAATCATAAAGATTCAAAAGAGTTCAAATATGATGGTAAAAAGTTAGATATTGACATTAAAAAAGATGCTGAAGGAGTAGAAGTAAGTTTAAACGCTGAAACTAGTTTATTAAAATGGTTAGGTAAAATTATTTCTAAGGTAGTTTTACGACGTTTTAAATGAAAAATGAAGTAAACCATTTACACACTATATTAAACGTTTCAAATAGCGTTAAAACACAATTAAAACACGAACCAATTAATTTTACACC